AAAAAACACCTCTAAATGAAGTGTTTTTTTATTTTAGATATTTTATTCTTGTTTACCTACGTCAAGAATTTGTTTAACTTTACCATTATCCCAATCAATAGGACATTTACTTGCTGTAGAAAGTATTAATGTTTGTGTTTTTACTTCTTTAAAATTTAAATTATCTGTCCAACCATCAGTTAAAATTACAGTGTTGTTTCTGTGAATTTTATTCTTTGGATTGGACATAAAGTCAATACCAGGCTGTAAAGTTGTTCCACCGAGACCACGGATCCTCATTTTTTCAAGTTGCTTCTTATCTTTAATTTTAATAACATCTTGAACTCTAGCATCAATTTGAATTAAATTGATTTCGATATCATTTTGAAATACATATGAAAGAACTTTTTCAAATTCTCCACCCATTGAACCTGATGTATCAAGAATAACATTTATTTCAGTTCTATATTTTTTGTGACCTTTTAATCCTACAATTCCACGTCTGTTTGGACGAACAATAGTTTTCTGTTTTTTAGTACCAAAAACGTGACTACTCATAGTTCTTTTAATTTCTTTTAAGTAATCTTTACGAGTTTTACGAAGTTTGTTCAAGATAGTTTCAACTTCTCCACTTGATAACCCACGACTTTTTAATGTTTGCATAACACCTTCTACAACTTCACGCTTCATTTCTGGTGGTACTTCATCCGTAATGTGAGTATCTAGTGTATTTTGTTCATTTCGTTCTTCTCCTTCAAAAATAGTTTCTTTTGAGTAACATTCTACATCATTTTTACCATTTTTTCCATATCGGTCGTTACCTTCAGTATCTTTATCTCCATTACGAGATTCCATTTGTTCTTTTGCAGATTTTTTATGTCCACAACTTGGACAAGTGTTTGGGTCGTGCTCTTGTTCTCCACCTGAGCCAGAACCTGAACCATCACCTTCACTACCAGAAGGTTCACCGTCAGAACCATCACCTTTTCCTTCACCTTTTCCTTCACCTTCACCTTTTCCGTCGTCACCGTCACCTTTTCCTTCGCTATCTTTTTCGTCTCCTTCTTTACCTTCTCCACCGTCTTCACCTTTACTATCTTTGTCAGATTTTTCATCTTCATTCATAGATGAACCACATTTAGGACAAGAATTAGTATTATCTTTCATGTCTTTAACTTTATCACTGTTCTTTTGCTTCCATTTTTTCTGTTCAGAAATAAGCCATTCGTAAAGTTCTTCAAAAATATCTTCACCTTTATATTCTTTTGGAATAAAGAGTGCGGAATTATTCTTAAAGTGATCTTTTGGAATATCAAGAAATGGATCACCTTTGACTCCAGTTCCAGGTTTTCCTAAACCTTGCAGTTTCATAATTTCATCATATATGATTTGATTGATAATCATATCTTGAGCAATATTCGCCATTTTTGCATCATAACCAACAGTTCTTTTTATGTGGTCGAACAAAAGGTGAAATTCTTCGTGTAGAAGTAAGAAATTTACTTCTGGTTGAGGTAAACTATCAATAAATTCAGGATTCCAAAAGAAATTCATTCCTTCGGTAGATACATTAACACCAGCAGTTGGAACTTGAGGACTATTAATTTCGTGAAAATTTATGAATAATGCAAACTCGCCATAGTAAGGTAAATCTCCAGTAGCCATCATAGCAACTACAGCATCTGTAAGTTTTTTGTGCATTTTAGGCACATAATTTTTTAAGTATGAACTCATATTTGTGATTATTTTTGATTGTTATTTAATGCAAAGATACTATTTTTATTGATATAAAATGGCTATTTTAATCTTTTTTACTTCTCATTGATAATATGTATAAGAATATAAGTATTAATCCACTGATTATAAAGTATTTGAATGTTCGGACAAAAAGTACAAATCCAAGAACTTCGTAATATTCGTGTACCATACTACCAATTTCCTTAATATCATCAGCAACAGAATTTATACTATCCGCAATATAGTTGAATGATGTATCTTGTTCTAATATATAAGTATCTTGTTGTGAGAATAGGTTAACCCCTAGTAATAATACTAATGCTAATATAATGATTTTTTTCATTGTTGTTGATTAAATAAATGTTGTGTATAAATTTCCTTTTTCTTTCCAATACTTTGTAATTAAGTAACCTGTGACAAGTCCACCAAGGTGAGCAGCATTACCAATACCAAAGTTAAAATTAGTTAATGCTAATATTAATGATATTCCTGCAAACCACATTACAGCAGTTTTAATTTTTATAGGTATAAAGAAGAATAGCATTATTTTTGATTCAGGGTGAAGAACACACATTGCGCCAATGAGTCCACTAATTGCTCCTGATGCACCAACCATCATAGTGTAGTCATATACTACACTGAATAATAATGATAATATAGCTGCACCAATTCCACTGAGTATATATAATATTAGGAATTTTTTAGCTGACCATATTTTTTCTAATATTTTACCAAAACTCCATAACACTATCATGTTTAATAATAAGTGTATGAAACCACCATGTAAAAACATATGAGTAAAAATTTGGTATATTCTAAAATTGTCACTTTGGATATCGTATAGTGCAAAAAATTCAACAAGAGAAATACTACCAAATAGTTGTGGTATGTACATTAATGTATTCAATGTAATCATAAATCCAACAACACCAAATTTAGCGATTGTCTCTAGTCTTTTTTGTGTAGTTTTTTTCTTATTTTTATATTGTTCAAAATCATCATCAAAAAATTTTGATTTTAGATTATTCTTTTTATTGTCTGATAATTTATTATATCCCTCAACTGTTTTTTCGAACATATAGTAGTTTTTAATACAATTGCAAAGATATGGAAATTAAATGGAATAAAAATAGGAAATTAAGAAAATCTTTGGAGTTTTGTAAGTTCGATATGTTTTTTAATTTCAAACCAAGAATTTATTAAAATTTTTCTATCGTGCTTATTAGGTTGCTCTATAATCATATTAAGAGTTCTTGGGTGCCAGATATTTCTTTTTATAAAAATACATGGTATGATAAAATACCAACGTTTTCGCCATATTCTAACATACCATTTACTTGATTCATAACATTTCATATTCTACATTTTATATATCATATTCACTTAAGCCATCCCTGTCAATTTTTTGAAGGGTTTTATTTACTTTCTTTCTAATAATACTTCTACCTTTTCTAATTTGTGATTTTATAGTTGATAAATTTATATCAAGACATTCTGAAATCTCCTTATATGCCATACCTTCTAATTCCCTCATAATTAATACTTGCTTATATTTTTCGTCTTTTTGAGGTAAATTGTAGATTGCATCTTTTATAATTTCAGCTTTACGAACAAAAACATGATATTCATGTTCTGTATGTTTACCATCATCATAAGGTATGAGATTTGTCAAATTTACATTTTCTTCAAATTCTTTATCTAAAGATGTTGAAGGTAATCTTGCCTTATCTTTATAACCTTTCTTCACTATATTCTCAGCAATTTTATAAACCCAAGTATTTGCTTGTGCTCCACCTTCATTTGGTCTTTTATATGTTTTGATGTTTAATAATGCTTGAATAAATGCTTCCTCTGCATAGTCCTCTGCAAGTTCTAAATCTCTAGTATAACGATTTAAGTAATATATTAATTTTGGTTTGTAATCCTTATAGAATTTCATAAAATTTAAAGTTGTACGTTCTTCAAATTCTACTGCTAAGTTGCTAATTTTGTCAATAGATTTATCTATCATTTTGTTTTTAGTTTTAGTTTATAATTATAATTATGTAAAGCCGAACCTTATTATAGTACAGAATATACAATAAGTTTAAGTTATTTTATTATTTTATACTTATTTAAGATATCAAATATTTTATTACATCCGATATCTTGTAAAATTATCATATTATTATTAATTTCTACTATTTCTCCTGTTATTAAGCCGAGCAGGTCCCGATGTGAAAACTTTATATCATTATAAGTCATATCATTACTCATGAATAATATAAAATCTTCCTCAGTTAAGACGATTTTATTCATATTTATACGTTTTTTAATTAAAAATGTTACTTCTTTATTGAAGTTTGTTATATATTTATATCATTTCATTCAAATGGAAAAGTTATTCAATATTATTTTACGTTTAGTGCTGTTAATATTCTTCGTGTTTCTCTTGCAATTACTGAAGTATCGTATTTCTTAAATAGTTCAGTATAAGCATCGAATATGTCTTTTGTGTTGATTTTAAAATCCTCAACTGTATCTGAAAATGGATTATTTAAAGTGTTGCGAAATTTGGAATAGCCATACTCTGATAATTTTTTACCTAATGCTCTCACCTTTAAGCTCATACTTTTAATTTTATCACCATCAATATTTGTTGATAATGCTTCTGCTAAATCTAGGAAAGACATTTCTTTCGTTGCTAAATCTTTAAGAGTTTTAACATGATATTCAATGTCCATATTAAAATTAATAAGATTATCAGCAAAGTTTTTTAATTTATCAGGCATAGTAGCTTTATAATGTTTATTTCTGAAACTTAAATGTACTGAACCTGTAACATTAGATTTGCGTACTAATCCAACATTCATAGAAAGTGCTAATTGTGTATTAGTTGAGTTTGTAATACCAAGCATTTTTAGATAAGGTTCACCATTAACGTCAATTTCTTCACCCACTAATCTTAATTCTTGAGTTCCTTGTCTTATTCTCAGCATATATGCTTCAGGTGTGAAATAATTTTCAATTTCTAAAACTATATTCTTACAAAAAGCTGCAAAATCAAAGTTATAATATTTATTAGAAACTTGAACAGTACTTATAATTTTCCCATCAAATGAAGTTACAATGTTATTTTCATTTTGGATATTTTTGAATTTGTCAAGTGTATCGTTGATTTTATCAAAGTCATATTTATTTGCTAGATTAAATTTTATCATTTTTTTATTTTTAGTGTTGATTTGATATTTTTCTTTCAGTTTAGAGTGCAAAGATACAACATAATCTGAATTAAAAAATTATATCTTGCCTGTTTTTTGTGTATTTTTCATTATTTCGTTTTAATATATAATGTAAATTAAAAACAGCACAAATATAGTTAATTTTTTTAATATATAAAAATACAATAAAAAATAATCAATAAAATTATGCCAATAAGAGATAGAGACCTTGGAAAATATAAACGACCAGGAATTTTTATAGAAGAGATAGATGCTAGTGTGATAGAACTTCCAGTACAGGATGTCCTTGTCAACTTAGTACCAGGTTTTTCCAAAAAAGGACCTTTCAACGCACCAATCTACATTACAAATCCTACGGATTTCGAATCAGTTTTTGGTGAAGATGATAGAAGATTAGAAAATAAAGGTTCATATTTTCATAAAACAGTAAAACAGATGTTAAAATCTGGTCCAGTTTGGGCGTTAAACTTGTTATCAACAGACCCAAATAGAGATAAATTAGAATGGCAATCAATTTCAGTTTCTGCTGAATATGAAAATAGTGTTGTTAATAGTTCAGCTTATGAATTGTTTTTTAATAGACAAGATTTTTGGGAAAGAGATACTGACGCTTTTTTAAATTTAGTAAAAAATAATAATAACGGAATATCAGATGATAATAGATTGTTTCATATTACTAATATGGGAGATAAAGATATTACAGTATTTATGTTTAAATCAAGTGTTACTGGCTTTGATGTAACTGCCGAAGAATGGTATGGTGGTAGAGATAAAGTGCCAATGTATGTTGATTTTAGAGAATTGATGTCAGATTATATAGTAAGCCTTGTTGTGGTTGCTGGAGATTGGACAGATTATAAATCGTTATCTAACGATTCTACATTTTCTGCATATTTTAACAAAAATGGTTTAATTAAAGAACAAGTTGAATATTTTGTTAATGAAAGAACTGTGACAGTATTAGCATCATATGACACTTCATTAATTCCTTACTTTAAGGATTTAAATGGTAGAGATATGTATATCAAAAATGTTGTTAATAACAACACAGATAAAACAGGATTATTCTGTACATATAATGAAGATGCTTTATTAGAAGCTGATTTTAAAATAGGTAATCTTGATATTATTGGTGATATATTAGTAGGACAAGATTATGCAAGTATTAACTTTATGTCTTATAATGAGTCATTAAAAGAAGCTCTTACTTATAGTCAAAAATATTTAGACTCAGCAAATAATGTTTTTTCTAATACTAGTACAGAATTAGTTCATGAAACTTCTGGTGTTACTACTAGAAGTGGAGTGTATACTAATGGACATACATATGGATTATTTTTTGATAGTGGTACAACTATAACAGGAACAACAGAAAATAGAGTTACTATTGGTACTGATACAGGAGCATATTATATTTTAAATGGGTCAGTGCATGAACCATCATTTACATATGATTTTGTGTCATTAGAACCTATTACACAATCAACAATTTATGCATCAAGGATTGATGTACTGTATCTTACAAGTGACACAACAACTGTTAGTGTATTAAAAGGTTCAGAATCAACAAGTGATATAACAGAACAAATAGCAAATGCTCCAGATTATACTTATAGTTTAGATTCTACTACAATACTTGGATATGTTACACACCTTAGAACAACAGGTACTACTGATGTACAGACATCAGAATATACTCCTATAACAGTTGACACTAATACTATAACTAACAAAGGGTTTATTGCAATTAATGAATTTGAGATTACATCAAATACTGACGGTTCTATTGACAATTTTAATGTTCAAATTGAGTTTTTAGGTACATCAGGTATGACAGGAACGTATAATGATTATAATTATTTAAGAATAAATCATTTATTCAATGAAATGGATACCTATATTTTAACTGATAAAACTGTTTTAATTAAATCAGGTACAACTTTTGCGACTTCAGATAAAACACCTATTACAGGTAGAGCAGTAGTAGATTCTACATCATCCGCAAATGCTTTAATTAGACTTTATGTTGAAAATCCATCATATTATATAAACGGTTCAGATTTATTGATGTATTATTTAGATGATGAATTTGTGATGTATAATTCAAAGCCAGCAGCAAGAATGAAATTAGTTTATCAAGAAGTGTCTATTATTCCAGCTATTACACTTGGTGGTATTACTTCTGGTGTTGGAGTAATTGGTAAATATTCAACATTTTACCAAAATTATTACAACGGCATAATTAACACAAGTGATTTCTTTTATAGAGATAATGATTCACAAAGTACATTAACTGAAAATAAGATTTTGTTGAATATGTTTTTAGATCAATCAGACATATTAACTGTTGATTTTCAAACTTTTGATGGTTCAGTTTATACTTACACAACAGTTGCTGATTGGGATTCTATATATAATAATGAACTTATAATTTATTCAGATAAATCTAATTGGAGACAATCAGTAGAAATTGAAGGAGATTATGGCGATGACTTAACAACAGTACAACAAATTTCAGTTGACAAAACAAGGTATTCTGAACTTAAAAGAGGTGATTACCTTGAAGCGTATTATGATGTTGCAAACTGGCAAGTAGGTGGTGAAGGCTATCTTGAAGGTTCAGTTCCAAGAAAATTTACTCGCATTATCAATATTAAAAATGATACAGTAGATACATCATTAAAAGTTCTTTATACTGACGCACCTATCAGATTAACAGATACTAATATGTCAGGTGGTACAAGTGAAATAGATTATCAAACATTTACTTATCAAAGTATAGATGTTTATGTTGATGAATATAAAGGTTTAAAAATCTCACCATTCATTGTACACCAAGATTCTATACCTAATGGTACTGATTCAAGACAAAATTCTATTTTAAATGTTCTTTCTATAGATACAAATCTTGCTAAAGCTCTTACAGATAAGAATAAAATTTCTTGGAGATATCTTGTTGATCCTTGGGGATTAGGAATAGAGCCAAATGATGGTTTTGGTTGTAAACAACAACTTGTTGACCTTACTGGGCTGAAACTTAATGCACTAGGGTTTATTAATATGCCTTCTGTTAAAGATTTTAAAAATTCAACTAACCCTTCATTTATTGATGATACTGGTGCACTTAGTACAGCATTTGTGAAAGATGGTGCAGATGAAGATAAGAATCCAGATTATTTATACCAATTTGCAACATCTAACGGTGATGTAGATGGACGTTCAACAGTAGGATATTTCTTCCCATATGTCAGAATTTATGATAATGGTATACCAAAATGGTTTCCGCCAGCATCATATGCAGCTACAACTTATATGCAAAAATTTGTATCTAGTGTTGCAGGATTTGCACCTTGGACAATTTGTGCAGGTATCACTAATGGTAGAATTAATGGTATAACAAAAACTGAAATGGACTTCAATGGTGAAGACCTTGAAAACTTACATCAAATGGGTGCAAATCCAATTGTATATAAGCTTAACAATGGTTACTGTATCAATGATGAATCATCAGCACAAGTATATCCATTTAGTTCATTGTCATTCATGCACTCAAGAGAAGTACTTATCGAACTTGAAAATAAACTTTATGATATGTTACTTAGATATCAATGGTCATTTAATACCGCTGAAATTAGAGCAGAAATTAAGTATAGAGCAGATAAAATCTGTAAAGATATGCTTGATGGCAATGCCCTCTATGACTTCAAAAATGTTTGTGATGAAACAAATAATACAGATTATATCATAGACCTTCAAATGGGAGTTCTTGATACATATGTTGAAATTATAAAAGGAATGGGTATTATTGTTAATAACATTACAATACTTAAAAAAGGTGATATACAATCAGGTGGTTTTACATCTTAATTAAAAATTGAATTATTAAAATTCGTTAAAATAGAGTCCAACTTGGACTCTATTTTTTTTATATAGGAGTAAAAGAAACATTAGTTATGAATAAAATAGCATTCAACGATATATCAGGGTTAGAAATTCAATTAGAGCTCTTCATTAAAAAAAATATAATGGTGTTATTTTATTAAATAATAGAAATGCGGCTAAATATAACGATATTTATCATAATTCTAAATCTGGATATTTTTTTAATAAATCTGTATCTATAACATAATCATCTGAATTTTTAACCCATTTCCTAATTATATTTTCAATTATATTAATATCTAAATCACCATCAAAACAAACAATAGATAAATCTTTTATGCATGTATAAAGTTTATTATCGTTACTTAACGATTCCCATACAAATTTAGAATCTTTGGAAGAATCATAATTTGATGACAAATATCCTAATTTTTTAATAAAAGTCTTATATAAAATTTTACCAAATCCTATATTTCTAATAGAATAAGGTAATTCATTATTTATATCTATTCTATTAAAATTTAATGTATCTATTTGAAATCGTGGATTAAAATCCATTTCTTCTTCTGAACCATATATAATTTTATTCGCCTTTAATAATATATCAGGATCGTCTATTTCTTCTAAAGTTTCTTTAAATTTTTTCAATACCATTTCTATTCTATCATTATAAACTACATTACCTATAATATATTTACCATCAGTTTTATATTTCATATTAAATTTACCTGGATCATTAAATTCCAATATAAGTTCTTTAAACTTATCCATTTCATTAGATAAGTTTTTCAAAATTTTTTTTTCATTATTTATATTATCCAAATAATTATCAAATCTTTCCAAATCCCCAAAATATAAAGCATGCTCTTTTAACTTTTCTTCAAAATTTAAATATTTTTTATAAGTTTTCATGATTTTATATATTAAATATAAAAAGAAAAGTTTTATATATACATTTATGAAACACTTAAAACTATATGAAGGTTTTGACTTCAACTATGATGACTTCGATGATGAAGAATTCGAAGATGGATATATTAGAAGATGGATATATTAAATGGGATTACAATAGTTAAATAAAATCATATCATATAACATCAAGTTATATCATTTCAACTGATTTTCTAAAAAAAAGAATTTTGTCAATTTTAGTTCATTATCAAAACATATATCATGTGATGGTAATGAGAAAATAGATGGTATAAAATTTTTATAACTGAACATGAAATTATGCTCGAAAGAAAAATTTATCGAATATATGATTCTGGAAATTTAAAATTTATATGGCATAAAAAATGAAAAAATTGTTTTTTTATAAATGCTAGTCAAAGAAAACTACGACATCTTCACTTTAGTGAAAATTTTATGGTATTTTTCCAATAATTAACTTTTATATATAATGTAAATTATTTTCTGAGGAAAAACATAATTTTAATATATAGAACATAAAAACAAAGAAAAAATAATAAATAAGATATGCCACTAGCACACTTCACAATGATAGACTCGCATAAAGAAAAATGGGAACCAATTCACCAAAATCTTTATGAGGTAACAATTATATTACCCGAAATTTTACAAAGTATTCACCCAGATGCGACTCATTTGCTTTTGGAAAATAGTACAACTGCCACAATGCCAACATATAAAGATTTGCCTGTAATTAAACAAAAATTTAAATATTCAAGTAGAGTGTTCTTATCAACACCTGCAGACACGTCAATAGATGATATGAAAATTACATTTAACCTAAACCAAAATGACGACTACCAAATATTCGTCTTTAAAATGTTGAAAGATTGGTACGATTTAGGTTGGAACAATGAAACTGGCACACTTCACTATAAGAAAAATATGGTAGGCGATGTTATAATTCACCAACATGATAGAGAAGGTAAAGTTATCAGAAGAGTAACTTATCATAATTGCCAAATGAAAAACTTTACTGGCATGGAAACACTATCATGGGATGCTAATACTGATCTTATGAAATTGGACGCCAGTTGGGCTGTTGATTATTGGGAAGATTTCTACTACTAATAATTATCTCATTATCAGACACTTACAAAGACACAATTTCTATTGTGTCTTTTTTTATGCTTTTTTGACTATTGGGACACAACTTTTTTTATATATAAAAGTAAAAGAAATTATGGAAATTACAACAAGTAAAAAAGTATGTAGATTGTGTGGTGATGAAAAATATATAAATGAATTTCATAAAAAGAAGGGAACAAAAGACGGTCATAGAAATGAATGTAAAGAGTGTGTAAAAGGTATTCAAAAGAAATATGCTGACCCTGAGAAAAGGAAAGAATATGATAAGAAAAGATATGATGAAAATAGAGAACAAATTCTAGACAGAAAAAAAGAATACCATAAAGAAAACAGAGAAAAGATATTAAACGATAAGGAACAATATCGTAATGATCCAAAGAATAAAGATAAAATAAAAGATTACCTTGAAAATTATAGGGAGGAGCATAGAGAAGAAGCGAAAGAATATGTTAGAAATAACTCAGACAAAAACTCTAATGGTCAAGCAAGATATAGAGAAAATCATCCCCACATAATTGCATGGCGTTCAATTCTTTATAGTACATTAAAAAGACTTAACACCGAAAAATCTGACCACACCATTAAACTTTTAGGTTACACAGCCGATGATTTAAAGTTACATATTGAGAATCAATTCACTGAAGGTATGGCTTGGGACAATCACGGAGAGTGGCATAGATCACTGTCATCCAGTGACAAGGTTTGCGGAAGACACACCAGTTTCAATTATTTGTGCTTTGGATAATTTACAACCTTTATGGGCTTTTGACAATTTAAGTAAATCTAATAAAATTTAATAATATATAGGTTTATGTTAGATTTCAACGAATTTATTTTAGAGAGGTTAGGATATTCTGGTGATATTGAGAAATTAACTACTTACGTTATAGATTACATTCAGGATGATAGGATTTATGAGGGTATAGTTGAAATTGATGTTCATCAATTTGGTTTTGGTATATCGAAGGTTATCATAGAACTCATCAAGGATTATGAGAAGGATCATAATAGGTATGCATCATTTAATCAACATTTATCGAAATATGTTTCAAATAAGTCAGTAATATATTTAATGTTTGATATTGATAATATGACACATGGTAGGTTAAGTCACGAATTATTTCACGGATATGATTGGGTAAAGAATAAGGGTAAGGAAATAACGGGAGATGAAGAGATGTCTATAATTGCGATGTTTGATTATTTTGCGGATGATATTGTTATATCGGATATTATAGATGTAGTTTATTCATTATCATCGGCTGAGGTAAAGGCAAATTTTCATGAGGTTGTATATGAAATAAATCATCATGATGATGATGTTAAGGTTGAGGAAACTGAATTTTACGAAGATTATATTTACTATAAGGATGTAAATTTAGAGCAAGAATTCAGTAAATTATCAAAAGATAAGTTAAATGAATTCATAAGTGTATTTGAGTTATTGAAAGGTTTGGATCATGGTGATGAGGGTGACTTAAATATAATTAATTATTCAAAAGAAGAGCAAACTAAATTTATAAGAAAGGTTGTAGATATTTACGATAAACAGATTAAAATATATTCAAAATATATATCAAGGTTATATTCATATTTAAATTAATATATAGAAAATCATCCGATAGTTATGAGACTATTTAGATGATAAAGCATTAGAAGAGTATATAATTAGTAAGAATGAATTTAAATAAAAAATAAAATAGTAATTATGAAACACATTGACAAATTTTCAATTTTTGAATCTAGGGATGTCACAAAAATCAATTTTGAGTGGAATGGTTTTAAATTTAGGAACATTTCTATAAAGGATGGACAATATGGTGTTTATGTACCTATTGGTGCAGTATCACAAGTAGTTAGGCAATATATTAAACAAAAATATGCGGCACCTTTTCAAATAGCGTCACAAAGTTATGCTGGAGGTGATAGTATTAGGGTTTATTTTTCACCTTTAGATGTATCTAAAAAAGACTATGATGAGATGAACAATCATTTAAGTTCATTATTTAGTGCGGGGTCGTTTGATGGTATGGAGGATATTTACAATTATGATAATGATAAGGAGATGATATCATATACATATAATGATAATGTAGTTACTTTTGGTACTAAATATTTTTTTGCTGAGTATAGACCAAAATATGGTACAGTAGCATATAATAAATGGGAAGAATCAGAATAATTTTTGTTTTTAATAAAAAAGTCTGATATTTTTTCGTATATTTGCATTATGAAAATAAAAGAAATAAAGAAAGAAATAAAGGGAGTTTTTAAGTTACCAAAAAAGGATTATTACTTTGGTAAGGTGAGTTTAGGAACACCTTATATGTATCCTCGAAATTATTGTGGAAGTATAATAAATATCAAATCATTCAAACCTAGATTTAATCGACTTAAAAATTTCAAATTAGGTAAATATTACATATTTTATGGGTTTCCTATAATAATCACAAAGGTTAGTCTTGGATGGAAGGATAAATTTGGTAGTCCAAGATATGAATGGTCGCCACAATTTCACATATTTATGTTTGGGCTTCAGTTTACTATATTTTGGAATGCGCCAGATGGTGATAGTGATACGTATTATGAGATGATTCTTCATTATTTAAACTATTCAGACAAAGACATTAAGAAGGCAAAAAGTACATGGAGTTGGGTTGATGGTGACACTAAACAATCTACATGGAATAATAAATATTTAATAAATTTAAGGAAAGAAAAGCTTAAAAAATTAATGGGTAAGAGTCTGAAGTAAAAAAAAACACATAACGTATTTTTTTGTTTTTATTCAAATTTTATATATTTATTAAAGAATTCGTGACATATAAAAATAATATATAGAATTATGAAACATTTAAAATTATATGAAAATTTCGAAAATGGTTACACAATAAGTGATTTTCCTTATGTGGTTGAATATTTTAAAAAGTTCGGCAAAGAAGTTAGTGATATACCAGTTTATATTATTTCTGAAGAGGATTGGTCTGATGGTAAATCAAGAGGGACTGAAAATGATAGAAAGGGTGGTATACGAATTCACGAAAACCAAGTTAAGAATGATAGTGAAATTGGTTGGTTAATTCATGAAGTTGGTCATGTTTTAGATTTAAGAGGCGAAACAATGGATTATTTGGTTCCTGAGGAGGAATTTAGTGGGTATCCAAATGCTGATGATGAACAAACTCCAATGTGGTATCAATTTAAGTATTTACTTTCTAAGGGGTTATCTGAAGAACAAGTCATAAAATTATTAAAGGATTCTTATTCTGATTCTAAAGGTGATTCTGGTACATGGGAGCAACCACCTGGATATAAAAATAGATTTTTTAGAGCATATTATCAAAAAATTAGTCAAAATATGAAATACCAAGACACGTCTTGGAGTATGGAAATAGATGGCGAAAAAATTACTATTACTATACAAGAAGTTGAAAATTATCTTAAAGATGTACCAATTACTAATATTTTAGTTGAAGATATAGCAAATATGTGTATTCATAAAGATAAAAAGGATAAAGAGACTTATAATCGTGCAATGAGTTCTAATTTGGATTATCCTATTATTATATCTCAGAGTAATGGTAATTATGAAATGATTTTGGATGGTCATCACAGGTTACAAAAATCTATCAACATTAATAAAAAGTATATTGGTGCAAAGATTTTAAATTTAGATATAGCGTCGAACATTTACCAAAAAATGTTTAAATAATAAAAGGTTCTATTTTTCGGTCAATATGTCGGATTGTATGGGCAAAGAGACTGAAGTAAAAAACACTTTATAGTGTTTTTTTTTATTTATCCCCAAGCACCAGTTTCGTCTGGATTTTCCTTTAAATATTTATTGTAAATTTGTTGTACTACGTCATAAGTACCTTTTGCATCAATTCCCTTTTCTTTTAGAAAATTTTGCATTTTACCTAATTTCATCATTAGATAGTTTGTGTTATCTGCTCCTGAAGTGGTATATACATTTTTACCATTATCGTCAGTATAATCTTCGTATAATTTTAAGTGCTTCATATTTTTTAATTTATTTTTACCATTTATTGTATTGTTTCGTCGAATTTATCTCCATTTATTTCTGTACCATCTTCTAAGATAAATTTCTCTTTAATTATATATAAATATTAATTTTTAAACTTTTTGTATTATTGGTATATAAAAGATATAACTTAAAAAAGGAGGAATAATGAGCGGAGGACATTTTGATTACAAACAGCACAGTATTGATGATATAGCTGATAGCATAGAGTCAGAAATATTGTTTAATACTAAAAAAAAGACTAAAGAGGATTTGATATACAGTCCAGAGGTACTTAAAGAGTTTGATAATGCTATTGGAATATTACGAAAAGCAGCTATATATGCACAACGAATAGACTGGTTGTTGTCAGGCGATGATGGTGAAGAAACATTCATTGAACGACTTAATGACGAGTTAAACGCAGAATGAATATCTATAAAAAATAGTATGGGGGTAAAGAGCCTGAAGTAAAAAAAGACACTATATAGTGTCTTTTTTATTTTTTTACCAATTATTATATTGTTGTTGAGTTTCGTCGAATCTATCTCCATTTATTTCTGTACCATCTTCTAAGATAAATTTCTCTTTAATTATATCTCTGATAATAAATTCATCTACACGTTTTCTTGTTTCTATATCTACACCTTTAACGGAGTATTTACCTGAAAATTTATTGGAATTAAATATTTCTTCAAATTCTGTCACTTCTATTTCATCTCTAAAATAAAGAATTTTATTTCTTCTGATTACTCTATCTATTCTTTCAGATTTAATTTTTATATCTTCATCTTCAAGATTTGTTTCAGATACTGGAACAATTTCTACTAATCCTGTTTTTACAGCTATTGTTAAAAAATGGTGTTTCCATTCTGATATTTTGTCTAACCAATGCGCTAAGTAACTTTCCCTTTTGTTGTGTGTAGTCGTAGTTTCAGCATATCCAGAATACCCTTCATAACCAACGTCACCATGCACACTCACAAATATTATATCGCCTTTTTTCCATTCTATTCCATTATCTTTATTAAAATTTCTAGCATTTGAAATATTTCTACCTGTCCAAGTTTCTCCTGTTTCTTTAAAATCTATATCATCTGGCGTTATATCTTCTTTACATATAAAAACTTGCCCATCTTCAATTTTTATCAATTCAGTTTTTTCTTTATTTAGGAAACCTTCATTATGTTGTTCCCAATTTTGTAAATTCTTCATATTAATATTTTTTTTTAAATTCAAAAAAATCTAATGTACCATCGTTAACCTTTTCATTAAAATACTGTGTTAATTTTTCAATAGTTTTTGTATTTATATATTAAATGTAAATAATCAAAATAATTATTGTATCTTTGCTGGAAATTTAATTATAATTAAAAATAAATTTAAAGGAAATTAGTAGAGTAAAACTAGAAAAAAAATAGGAATAGAATAAACTTATATTTTTTATGTTATATATAGTAGTGTGTAATATTACACGATAATAAAAATAAATTAAATAAATGAAAAAAGGTAAAGTAAAATTCTTTAATGAGGTCAAAGGTTTTGGTTTCATTGTAGATTCTGATACATCAGAAGAATACTTTGTTCATGCATCTGGTATCTTAACTGATACACTATACGATGATGACGAAGTTGAGTTTGAATTAGTTGAAGGTAAAAAAGGAGAAAATGCTGTTAATGTGTCTGTTATATAACCAAATATATATATATATTCAAATTAATCATAAAACCACAATTTAATTGTGGTTTTTTTATTTTAGATTGTACAGGGAACCAAACGCAATTTATATATAATCTAAAAAATAAGCATAAATATGTCAAATAAGAAAGAGGAACAAGCTAAGAATTTCTTACAAAGCAAATTTGTTGATGAAGCTTCTGCTTCTTCTACAAAAGTTTCGATGCCTGTTAATACTGCACCAAGTTTTGGTTCACCTAACACGGAATATATGGTTATTCCATTAGATTTGTTACCTTGTGGGATGTTTTACAAAACTGGCACAAAAATTAGCATTAGAGGTGCTAAAGTTCATGAAGTTCAAAATTATTCAGTAGTTGATGATAAGAATTATATTGATATTACCGATAAGATGAATGTGATTTTAAAAACTTGCATTAGGTTTATGAATCCTGATAATACTTTGGGATCTTATAAGAACGTCAAGGATGCTGATAGGTTATATTTAATTTTCATGATTCGCGAATTAACATTTCCAGGTGGTAAGAATTTATCTAAGGAGGTCACTTGTACAAATTGTAAACATGAATTTAATATTGAATTTAGGTCTACTCATGCAGAAGATAAAGCTAAAACATTTGTGAATCATGAGATGCCTGAAGAACTTCAAAAGTTTTTTGATCAATATGAAAACGTATATAGAATACCTATTACAGATAAAAATGGTAATAAATTAGATTATAATTTAGCACCACCAACTATTGGATTACAGGAGGTTTTGTTCGGTGATATTAAGAATAAGGTACAAGCAGAAAAAGAGCCAAATGTTTCTTTTTTGAAGATTATACCATTTCAATTACATGATAGAATTGATATAACACCAGAAGGAATTAAAGCAAAAGAGCAGGAATATAGTAGTATGGATATGACTACATTCCAAGTACTGAATCAAGTCATTAATCTAATGTTATTTGGGATTAAGGAATTGAAAGCAGATTGTCCAGTGTGCGGCATGGAGGTCCGCACCGACATGTCGTTTCCCGATGGAGCATCAAGTCTTTTCGTTATTTCAGGTTCCATTGACCAACTTATTGGATAATAAGTTTGCGTTTATGAGTCATCTTTCATTACCAACTACGGTTGTTGATACATGGAAATGGTGGGAGTTTGAGGAGTATATGAAAAGATTAAATACAAAATTAGAGAAGGAGGAAAAGTCTCAAAATGAACAAAATGTAGACCAACCTAATATGCCTGACTATTCTAAACAGATGCCGGATATAAATTCAATGATGAATAAATTTAAGTAAAGTCCAATGGACTTTACTTTTTTTGTTTTAAAACTTTAATATATAATAAAAAATATAGAATTAATAATATTAAATGTTATTAGAATATAAAAAGTATTTGCGAGACGACCACGAACACAATTTAGCAGGGGTTGTTGTAATATATAAGAATAAAATTCTTTTGGTGAAACCTAAGAAATTTAAAGTGAAAATGAGAAAATGGTCGATACCAAAAGGTCACATTGAAAATAATAGTATAATACAAACTGCGTTGGATGAATTGAGAGAAGAAACAAGTCTTAGGATTACACCAGATGTGCTTAGGGCTTCACTAACAGACAAAGTGACATACTTTAAGAATGGTGTAAAGAAAGACTTAAATTACTTTGTGGTGAAGATTAAAAAGAAAGATTTGGATATGAAATTATTCAATAATATGATTTTGGGTAACTTTTTACCAAAGGGAGAAACTAGTGAAGCTGGATTTTTCTCAAAAGAAGATGCAAAGGAATTAATTGAAACTAATCAAAGAGGATTATTAAAATATTTAAAATGAAAATTTGTAATTTATGAAACATTTAAAATTGTATGAGGAGTTTTTATTTGAGTATGTTAATGTGAAGCGTGAGTACATTGATGATGGATACATACTTGACATAACGTCACTAGAACAACTTAAATCTATATTAGAAGAGTATGGTGTAGATTTGTCTATTTGGGGTACTGAAGGCTACAAAACAGTTGAGCATCTTTGGAATGAAATTGAAGAAGGTGAGTGTATTATTTATGGCGTGGATGGCGTACTAAAAAGAGAAGTTAATTTTGTGGGTGCTAAAATTTTATACATTAAAGATGGTGTTAAGTATCATTTATATGAAGAAAAGTCATTATTTAAAGATGGTAGAGAAAGAATTCGTGATATTTGGTATTCTATGGCTGAAAAATTCAAATTTGGTGAAGATCCAAAAGAAGCTTTAGTTAGAGGAATGGAAGAAGAATTAGGAATTCATATAAATCATAACCAATTTACACAATATAATAAGTTATACTTTCCAAGTGATGGTGATTATCCAGGTATAAAATCGTCACATACAGGATACTCATTCTTAATAACATTAAATGACTACCAATACGATCCAGATGGGTATATAGAAAAACAGAGCGATAAGGATATATATTTCACATGGAAAAAAATTCAATATAGAGGAAATGGGTAGAGGTAAAACATTGACTATTGAAAGGTTAAATGAAATATCAAATAAGATATATACATAATAATAAGTATGAGGATTTATATCATTGGTAAAAAATGTACATGGTATGTATAAAAATTAAAATCTGATGATATTTTAAAAGAAATATATAAATATGAATAGTTTAAAGGAGATTGCATTTTTTGATTTAGATAATACTTTGTGGTATATAAAGTCTAATGCGTGGGTTATACATAAAAATAATCCAGCCAAGCCTTTAATGAAGATTAGCAATTTAGAATTCACACTTATCCAAAATGGTGTTTATATCGCTGATGATAATGTTATTGAGTTTAATAATGAAAAATATTTCGTATCTAATGATTTCGTAGAGAGATTGGAACGACGCAAAAAAGGAATTAAATTGAAAGATGTTGGTATATCTTATGCTGAGTATTTTGATGAAGAAATTTTAAATAAAAAGGATGTTACTATGTTATTAAATAACATCAAACATTTAATTGGTAAAGACATAGAAATTGCTTTAATAACTGCAAGGTCAGAACGAAAGAAACATGCAGGACTATTGAATAAGCTTAGGGTGAAAATGGAAGAATATGGATTTGAAATAAGTAAAATATATTTTGTGTCTGATAGAATTAGATTTATCGGTTCTTCTGATAAAGTTGCATATAATAAAAATAAAGTTTTATTAGAACATTTAATTGGATTAGAGATTAAAGATGAAAAATTTATACCTATAAAGAAAGATGCTTATAATAGAGTATATTTCTATGATGATATAGAACAAAATTTCTTATCTTTAAATTCAATGCAGGAATATTTTGGTAGACTACTATCAAATAGCGATGACGAAGTTGTTGAATATATTAAAAATAGATTGAATAACGAAACATTGTTATTGATGAACAATTTAATCACCAACAACGAGGTTAATCCATTTGAAACTAAGATAATAAAATTAAGGGAACCTCTCAAATATCCTATTTCATCTGAAAATTTTAGGAGTAATTTTATAGATTTTAGACGATTATAATACCCGTCAAAGAAACACAGAAGTCTTCAGCGATGAATTTGACTTATAATAATTTCTTAATTAAATATCTTTCACACTAACAACTAATTTTGTATCCCAAATTATATAATTAATATTTGAGCCACCTTCGGTGATAATAATACAATCATAATTACCAAAAGATTCAACTCCCAGATATTCTATCATTTCCCATGTATCTGACATATAACTACCATTTTTATATTCATCAAAAGTAATATATTCTTCATTATATGGATCATAAAGTTCACCATCATTATCTTCAAATAACTCTTCCATTTGTTTATAATCAGTGGAATCGAAAATATTTGTTGGATTAATTGTAACTTCATAAAGAAATTTGCCATATTCTTCTGAAAAAACTATATTTTCTGACAAAAAAAGAATATTAAAATCATCAAAATCTTGAGGTTCAGTTGAGCCGTGATATAATGTTAACTTATTATTACTTTCGAACATTTTAAATTTAGTTTTCATACATCACTTTAATTCTTTTTGAGCCATTTTGTACAGCTTTCTCAGGTATTCTCTTAGTTTCACCAGATTTAAAATCATCATAAGGAATCCAGCCCTTTTTACTTTTATCTTTATATTCATCAGATACTCCATAATCTACTAAATTGACATATTCATAACCTTTTGATATGATTTCCAAATAGTTATCTTCCATATTACGTATTTTAAAATCTGTCACAAGTAATAGTGGTTTCTCCTGCCAAGTTTGTTGAAATATTTTATAATCAACATTAACAAATTTACCTTTAATGCCATTAGATTCTTGGTATACATATTTACTTGCTCTTGCTCTTGCTTCAACTTCTGATTCTCCAGGTAATTGATATTTGAATTTTTTGGGTGACCAACCTTCTGGTTTTTTTGATTTTTTTAACATAGGCGGGATTTCATGTTCTTGGTTAAATTCTTCTTTGCTTCTTTTACCACTTGATTTATAATCTTCTATAGGCAATAAATAATCTTCTCTATCATCATTGACCCATTTACCTTCTATTTTTGCAAAATATTCTTTATCTTCTTCAATAACTTCAATTCTCCAACCATCAGGCTTAAACTTTTTTCTAAGAGCACTTGATATATCTTTAAGTATTTGTAATAAAATTTCATTATTTTCTGGATAACTCCAAAAAGTGATAATTTTTCTCTTAGTCCATAATCTACCAGCATAATCTAAAATTTGTCTACCGTTTGGTTCGTTTTCACCTTCGTACTCAGGGTGCACATTTATCCATTCCTCGACAATTTCATCTTTATTTAATTTTTTATCTTTAATGTATTTATCAAGCATTAAATGATGTTTAGCATTAGGATCGCCATATTTCTTTATAATTAAATCATTTTTGTAATATCCAAAAGAAATTGCATCCTTATTATTCCAATAGACTTCACCATCCAAATCTACATGTTCTATGATGTCAGGATTCTCAAATAATTTATATTTATTAAAATTAGTTATCATAATTTGTATATATTTTCTTGGTACACATATTTACTTACTCTTGCTCTCGCTTCAACTTCTGATTCTCCAGGTAATTGATATTTGAATTTTTTGGGTGACCAACCTTCTGGTTTTTTGGTATTTTTTAATATAGGCGACAATTCATGTTCTTGGTTAAATTCGTCTTTATCTCTTTTGCCACTAGATTTATAATCTAACACAGATATCAAGTAATCTTCACGCTTATCATTTGACCATTTACCAACTTTTTTTGCTAATTCTTCCTTTTCTTCACTTATAACTTCGATAATCCAATCTTCAGGATAAAATCCTACACCAATTACATTTAAAACTTCTTTAAGGACTTTTAATAAAGTTTCTATATTTTCTGGGTAATTCCAGAAAGTAATAAGTTTTTGCTGAAACCATAATCTACCACAATAATCTAACAGTTGTCTACTATTTGATGAGTACGCTTTACTTTCAGGATGTTTTTCTAACCATTCATTAAAAGCATCATCTTCGTCTATGTTGTTATTTTTAAAATATTCTTCAAGCATTTCATAATGCATATAATTATCATCATTTAACCTCTTTACAATTAAATCAGTCTTGTAATATCCAAAAGAAATTGCGTCACTATCACTCCATCTAGCATACCTATCTGAAATTTCATCCTTTAAAGTGTCAGGATTTTCAAATAACTTGAATTTAATTATCATAATTTATAAGCTATTACTTTTTTATCACCTGCAATTGATTCTTTATTAATCTTTTGTATGAAATTTTGATTTTCTAATTCATCCACAATTTCACGTCTTACATCAGGAGCCATAAAAAATTCATCATCTTGTAATTCCTTACTATCTGGAATTTTGATATCTAATCTTTGATAAATTTCATCTTGCATCATTAAATATACTTTATTATTTTTAGATAATACATTAAAAGTATTTTCATCACCATCAATAACAATAGTTATTACACTACTTTCAAAATTCTCAAAAAGTGTTATCATATTCTCTTGATATTTATATTTAGTTACTCTATTTCTAGCTTCAACTTCCGTTTCGTCAGGTAGTTGATAGTTGAATTTCTTTGGAGTCCATCCTGGAATTCTATCCTTAATTTTTCCTTTTTTATCTATTGGTTTTTGTAGGTGCATTAAGTATTTTTCTTCTGGAACATCTTCACTACCAGCATATTCATCAGCAGATATAATTTCATCTGTTTCACTTACTGTTTCACCGTCACCATCTTCAGAGTTTATTACTACACGCCAACCATTATTTAATATTATTAAACCTTCTTGTTTTTCTAAAGCATTACACATTATTCTAAACATTTTTTCATCTGGATATAACCAAAATGCCATAATTTTTGATTCTTCCCAAAGTCTACCAGGATATTCCCTATTTTTACACCTATTATATAATTGATAATGATTACTACCATAGTCACCTATGGCTAATTGTCCTTCTATTGGACACCATTCAAATGGTATTGCATCATCATCTGAATCATATAATTCATCACCATTTGGCAAATCAAGTGCATCTGGTGTGCCAATATTGGAAAAAAATACATTTTCTTGATATTTATATTTAGTTACTCTATTTCTTGCTTCAACTTCTGTTTCATCAGGTAATTGATATTTGAACTTTTTAGGTTCCCATCCTGATAATCTATCTTTTGCTTTTCCTTTTTTGTCTATCGGTTTTTGTAGGTGCATCAAATAATCTTCTTCTGGTGCATCTTCACTACCAACATAATCTTCAACAGGAATAATTTCATTATCAAGTTCATCTTCCCAATCCACTTCATAATACTTGTCGTCGTCACTATTTTTAATTTTAATTTCACCGTCGATAGTATTTATCACGATGAGCCATCCATTATTTAGTATTTTTATGTGTTCTTTTTCAAAAGATGAGCACATCTTTTGAAATATATTTTTATCTGGAAACACCCAAAATGTAATAATTTTAGAATCTTTCCAAAGTCTACCAGGATATTGCATATTATCACACCTATCTATTATATCACAATGATTAGAACTATTTGCACCAAGTTTCAATTTTTCTTCATCTGGACACCATTCAAATGGTATTGCATCATTATCATAATATGATAACTCACCATTTGGTAAATCAAGTGCATCTGGTGTACCATAATTATTTCCACCATTTTCAAATATTTTAAAATTTATTATCATTAGATTTATATATTTTTATATAGATTTATATATTAAAAACCTAAAGTAAAAAAGAGACTCAATTGAGTCTCTTTTTTAAATTGTTATGATTTTATTTCTTATTTTCATCAAGTGTACCTTTACCCCCATTCTTGTCCTTGTAGAAAATTTTCAAGTATTTCTTTATATTTTCCAAATAATATTTCTTCTATATTAAATTTTTCTTTACTACTTTCTAGTGATTCTCCACCACCGTCTGACAATCTATGAACGTCAATTGGAATTGTATCTGCACCTTGCCAAAAAGGCGTAGCTTTCATGGAACAATCTAATTCTTTATTATCAAATTCAAATACACCAGATTGATTATCATAATTAAATTCCCACCCATCAAAATTGTCACCATTTAGATTACTAACAAAATATTGATTTAGTGCGGCACGATAAGTGTCACCTAGTTGTGTGTCAGTAATTTTCTCATTTAATATAAATTTATTACCTACCTTAACTTTATTTAAACCATCAATTTGCTCATTCAACCATTTCATATCAAAATTTCTAAATGAATTGGTTTTAACATATTCAAGAGTATTTTTTCTTTCTTGTATTCTAATATCATCAATAAAAGTTTTTATATTTTCTATAATTTCTTCTTTACCTTGAATGTCAATATCTACATTTGATAAATTTTCTGTACCTTCGCCTGATACTTTAATATTTAGATTTTCTAAAATGCTAATTAATTCGTTTTTTATAGAATCTTTTGTTTTTTTATTTTTTGATTCTTTTATTTCTGTAAACTTTTTCATGTTATATTTTTTTTATTTTTTATGGTAATGAATTATAGAACGTGTCTCTATCAGCACTATTTGGGAATTTGAAAGTTTGGGATTTAGTACCGAATACACAAACAACACCATAATAAGTTAAAAGTACTCCATTATAATAATCGTGCTTATAATATGTCTCAATTGCAACATTATTAAATTGTTGATCATAAGTTATGCTTGTTTCTCCTGAGGTTATGCAACCTACAATATCGCTTAATGCAAAAAATGCCATGTTTTTAATTATTTTCTTTTATATATTAAATAATTAAAGTGGTAAAACAAAAAACCATCTAAAAAATAGATGGTTTGTTGGGTTATCAAGAACCTCAGGTTGTGGTTAGCATTATTTGTTCACTTGATGTGCCACGGTGGTTATTCTCCTCCGCCATATAGCTTTATGGCTATTTCGACCTGCAATCTTCATTTATAACTTTCATTATAAACAACCCAATTATTTGTATGTATTATTTTAGAATCTTAAACAAAAGGTTAAAATTAAAAAAGGTTACAACTAAATGAAAATAGTTGTAACCTTATGATAATCAGAGTGGAGATGGAGGGTACCGATTCCCTCGTCCATATAAGCCTTTCAATAGCCTTCTACAAGTTTAGTTTATTTTTTCTGAACAAACAAACATATTCAATTTTTAATTAGTAATTGATAAATCTAATAACTCATCTTTTCTTTTAAGTCTTAAAGATATATTAGTGTCAAGACATTCTGGTTTTGCTTAGGCTGCAAGAGCAACACCTGAATCAACAACAGTTCCAGTAACTGCGAAGATCGAGTTTGTGTTGGCTATATGCGTGTGTGTTTTGCCATTTCAAAATTACCTTCTAATTTATTAATCGCATATTAGATAAAGCGATACTTGCCAGTTTTCTTATTATACTTACTGTCTATTCCATTTCATCCCCATAAATCAAAGAACTAAATAATAGTTAAATAAAATGATGAAATCTAATGAATTCAAGCATTTTACCGTGATTTCCTAATTCAACGAGGGTCTAATGACTTCCTCTCCAAAGGCGTTAATTCGGGCAAACTCATCCCTATATTTTTTAATTATATACTCTATATATACCACAAAAATATTAAAGTTTTTCTATTTTTCAATATTAGGTTTAATATTTCTTCGCATATTACATTTTAGTTTATTTTTTATTTAAATTGCAAATAAGGTGCAATTTGGGTTTCTATTTCTTTTTCAGATAAATTAGGATATTTTTCTGTAATTGAATTATAAAGTTTGTCTGCATCTTTTCTTAGCCTTTCAATATTATCATAATGTGGTTTTATTCTATCTTGTATTTTTTTAATTATTTTTTCTATTTTAATTAAGTTATTATTCAATTTAAGTCTTTTTGTAATATCATTCATATCTTCTTCGATAATAGTCTCCATATTATTTTGTAAGGTATCTACTTCACTTTTATTTTCTTTAATAGAATTTTCTTCTGTAAGAATCATTTTTAGCGATGTGATATACTCTTTTCTGATTCTCGTTGCTTCATTAATATAAGGTTTGTCAAGTTTCATTTAAGATTTTCTTTTTTTAATCATTTCATTAACATACTCATCTTTATTTTTAATATGCATATCAGGTAAAATTTTCCTAATTCTTGCTTCTTCTTTTTTTATCTCTTCTTGAATTTTATACCAATCTTCAGCAACAAAATCTACATCATCAACTTTTTCTTCTAATCCAGACTCTTTAAATTTAGTTAAAAGATATCCAGTATCCTTACCTTCGAAGTAATCAATTAAAGTATTACTAATGAAATTAAAATCATCACTTTCAACAGCTTTATCTATTTCATTATCTACTAGATAACCACACATTTTTAATCTATTTATGTTTAAATTGTTAAACTTTTTCGTTAATTCATTTAATTTTTTCATTATTTCTTCATTATTTT